TTAACATTGTTATTAACATTTTTAATAATATTTTCATTACTTAGAATTTTATTGTTTTTAAATAAATCATCGGGATCTAAACCCCCAACAGCAATAGCTGTTGCTTCTTCTGGTGTGAAGCCACCTGCAACTATAGCATCAATTTTTTGTTGATCTTTTGATGGGCCAAAAATTTCTATAGCTTTATCAATAGGCAAATCCCCATTTAAATATAAAGCTATACTTCTTTCATCAATTCCTGCATCTCTAAATGCCTGTGCTTGTCTTTGTTTTTGTAAAGCAGTGATTTCAGCATTTTCTTGAGCTTGTTTATATTGAAATGCTGCATTAGCCCCATAAGTTTCAAATATTTTTCTTTCGTTATCTGACATACCAGCTAATATTCTATTTCTTTCTTCTTCAGCTATTCTTTTCTCTTTATCAGCTTGAAAGTTTCTATTGAGTAAACTTGCTCGCTCTACTGTGCTTCTACCACTAACAGCATCACCTAAAACACCAAGCAAAAGAGCTCTATTGTAATTTCTATTTCTTTCTTTTTCTGCTAGTTTTTCTTTATCTATATTTTCTTGGTCAATAGTTCCTATAGCATTGTTCATGTTGTTTAATAACCCTTGATTTGGCTGTGGTACATTTAAACCAAGCTGAACGTAATTATTAAAAGCATCTGATGATACAGGTTTATTAGGCATACCGCCTATTCTTGCTAATTGATTTAGTAAGTATGGGTTATCCATTTTTATCCTTAATTTTTTAAACCGTAATAAGTTGATGCTCCTCCAAGCAATGCTCCGAGAATATCACCTGAACCTGTTTTCTTTTTAGAATATTCACTAAACAATCCTGGAACACCAGTTACAGCTCCTTGAAATGCTTGTAACTGTTGATAAGGATATTGTGATGCTCTCATAAATTCGTTGTAACCTGCATCCATAGCTCCTTGTTGTAAGCCTTGTTGTTGTGCACCAATGCCAGATAGTAAACCTAAAGCGTTATATTGGTCGCTTAGTAATCCTTGGTTAATGCCAGAACGGAAATTTCTGTCTGCCATAGCATTAGCAACAGAACTATCAAAACCTTGCTGTCTTAAATTAGCTGCAACATTGCCTGCTCTGTCTGCAAAGTTTCTATTTGTTTCTGCTTCTAAGACTGCTGAACGAGATCCACCAAAAGCACCTCTGCCGATAGCTGCATCTTGATCTGATTGTATTTGTAATTGTCTCCCTCTGTTCAAGTCAGCCATAGCATTATCTATAACTTGTTCTTGATATGGGTTTTGAAATGAATTTATATCTAATGGTGCTTGGCCCATACCAGCTAATTGACCTCTTGGATCATTAGCCATTGATTGACCAAACATATTCCTTGCTGCATCAAAGCCTGTTAATTGGTCTGGATTAAATCCTGCAACTTGTGGTCCTGTATATGGTGTAAAAGGTAATTGAGCTACCTTTTCGCCCATGCCATATAATTTTTTAAAGGCATCTTCTTGATAGCCTGGTACTGAGGTTTCTGTTCTTGTGCTTCCTTTACTCATAATTCCTTACTTATTACGTTTTCATTTTTCCAACCAAGATGTTTAATCTTTCTTAACCATCCAGGTCTGCCGCCACCTGCGAGCCGTTTAATTCCTATTTCTTTAGCAAACTGTTCAATAGAAGTTTCTACTATTGATTGTAGTTCAGAATAATCTCCCCCGCAAAATATTAAATTCATTATCTTAATCTGGGGAAAGACAACTATCTCCGTTATTATAGCACTATTTTTGCCAGGCCATAAAGCAAAAATGCCCTTACGGATTTGTTCTTCTACATCCTCGATACTATACATATCTTGATGTTTGACCGCTTTCTCTATCCAAGGCTTACACCTTTGCCACTCTATTTCCCACGGCTCTAGTATTTTAGACTGTTGCTGTGGCTGAGAGAGTTCCGTCATTGGCGACACTAACTTTATATTTTGTTCCATTTGGGCTTACTAATACTAATTCTGTTTGATCTCCGCCACCTACTTGTATTCGCTCACCTTTCTTAAAAGATAAACCATCTCGGTATTCTATTTCAGAGACTAAATAATTTTGGTAATCAGAATCAAACTTGAGGAGAGGTTTACGAAGTGCTCTTCTAGCCATTATCTCTTACCTCTTTTCTTAACGTCTAATCTAATCTTACCAACTTGGAATGGTTGTGAACCATCACCTGTAACTTTCATTTTAACTTGTCTAGCGGTAAATCTGGCATCGGTATAACCATCGGTATCAAAAGTAAATGTGCCAAAGTTTGTTTCAGCACCTAAAGGAGTAAACCTACCTTTAAAACTAATAGCAACGCCAGGTAAGGTGGTGGCTTCTTCATCAGGTAAAACCTGACTGCACTGTACATAGTTATCACCCATACCAATTTCTATTGGTGCTGTTTCACAGAATGGTACTTGTAATGGAAAAGATAAATCAGAGTTTACTAAAGCAACCTCGCTTTCATGTTCATAGACATTACCATTGCTATCACAAGCAATCGGTAAATTAAAGACACCTTGGTCTATCCAACAGGATCTATCCATTGAACCAATGGACCAGACATTATCAACATAGTTCCAAATAACATATTTATCAGGTACTAAAGAAGTGCCAGTTGGGAAAAAGAACCACATTTCATTGTAATTGGAGTTATGACCTGCACAAGACGTTGATCTATAAGTGTAGTTTATATTGTCATATATATAGTCATGTACTTCGCAGGGTATTTCTTTGACTGAACCATCAAAGACAAAGAAAGAGTTTTCACCCATCCAAGCTAAGAAAGCACCAGCCGTTACGATAGTTCTAGGACTAATAGCTTTACAGTTTGTGCCAGCATCTTGAATACCATAAAGGAAAGGAGAGCCAGTGTAATACATTCTAGCAACACCAGTGTCAGTAAAGATAATGACATCTGTTTGCCATTTCAAAGCTGATAAGATTCTACCGCCTGTTGGTACTTGTAAATCACCTGCTGTATTAGTAGCTGCTGCTGTCCAATCAGTTAGTGATTCTCTTGAGGACCAAGCAATCTTTCTAGGATCGCCATCTGCTCCTAAAGCTACAACGTGTCTTTCATTGGTGACTAACACACCCTCACAGTTTGTTGGTGCTCCTGAAACAACACTACCTATCGTAGCTGGAGCATTAGGATTCCATTGATATATTTTCCCATCAGAGGGTGAACAGAATAAAAGTATTTCACCAAAGTTATCAAAAGAGAAAGTAGTGGTTTTAAAAGATAAACCTGATTGTGAACGAGCATCACCAAAATCTTCTTGACCAAAATGATAAGCACCAAAACCAAGTGGTGATAAAGTATCATCACCTATAAAACCTGTTGGGGTAATGTCATACCAAACTTCTTCATAAAGAATTAATATACTATTTCTTGTACCAACCGCTAAAACTTTTTTACCATCGTTATCGTAGTAAGCATACATTCCTGTTGGTGTAGCTGTTAAGACAACTTCTGAAGCACTTGATGTATGTGTTGAAGTGGCAGCAATGCTTTGAACATTTGCTTGATAAGTATTGATAGTAAATGTTGTGGTGCTTGGTACGGAAGCAATCGTATAAGTTTGATTTATTTGACTAGCTGGCATCCCGCCTGTTGCAGCAAAACCATTAAGATTAACACTAGCACCGACCAACGCTCCGTGTGCGGTAGTAGTAGTAATAGTAATAATAAAACTACCAGAGGTGGTACTAACTGTACCACTTAGTATTTTACCTACTGGATTTTGTCTAAGTTTATTCCACCCCTTGATTGGAGTGAGATAGCCGTTTTCAAAACGGACTAAATCCCCATCAACCCAACGACCTTTGTTAGCATACTCAGTACCGTTCTTAACGATACCTGCTGGTGGAGTTACGGGGATTAATGCCATTCACTTAACTTCCGATATGGCCTGTTACGACTTTTGGATCTATTAAGTCAGCAATTTGTTCTGCTAGGTTATCTTTTAAGTTCTGAACTTCTTCTTCACCCATTACGCCTTCAACCCAACCAGTAACAATTTCATTGGTTAAGTCTGCATAAGGGATAAAGTTTTCGATATCATCTATATTTAAAGATTGTGTACCATATACGCTTGCTGCATAGAAATTATCTTCACTGTCTTTCTGATCGCTGACAGCATTGATTCTCCAATGCACATTAAATACCACTTCTGAGTGGTCGTCTTTTTCTGGGTAATAGTCAACTGTCTGACAATCCCAATTATATTCTATAGCCGCCATTTTAATTTACTCCTTTTAGTTGGTCTATTTCACTTTCTAGTGACTCGATTTTTGTTATTGCTTCTTGTAGTGCTGCGGTAATTAAAGGTACAAGTTTAGCTTGGTCAATGCCTTGCATTTCTTCACCGTCTTTTTCACCTGTAATTGCTTCTGGTACTATAGGCGATACTTCGTGTGCTATAAAACCATCAACTTTATTGTCATCAACATTAGATTTCCAATTAAACTTTTTAACTTTTAATTGTTTAATTTTTTCTATGCCGTCTGTTTTTTCTTCTATATTTGTTTTAAGTCTATAGTCAGATGTGGTGTTGTAATTAATTGCATTGTTTGATGAATTTCTTGTAATTTCACCAAGAGTTGTGGCTGCTGTTGCTCCATTTCTAAACTGTATAAATGTAGTTCCACTTCCGCTATTGTAGTCATACATTAACATTCCTTTTGTCGTAGCACCAAAACCTAAAACAACTTGTGAGTTTAAACCACCTAAAGTTGAATTAATTTTGAAAACTCCGCTACTATCAATACGCATCCTTTCAGCAATACTATTTACGCCATTTGTTCTTGTTGAAAAACTTAAGAAAGAGCCATAGTCTCCATCTGTTAAATTTTCTTTTCCGCCAGTAATGCCAGCCATATCGGTAAGCGTTGTTCCTGTATAATTTGCTCTAAATAAAATTCCAGTTTTAGCACTTCCGCTTGTAGGGCTATCAACAGAATTTACTAAAGCCAAACTATATGATTGTCCTATGGCTGTGGAAGGATCTCCTTCAGCTATTAATGTGCCACCAGAAAAACGTAAATTAGCTTCACCATTCAAAGTATTGGCTGTACCACTACCTGTAATAACTCTATCGTCTGCATTGTTATTAATTGTAGTGCTTATGACATCATCAAATTGCAATAAACCTTCTGAACCAGATAAACTTGTTAGTTTTAAGAATTGTCCTGCTGTGCCTTGGGCAGCAGGTAATACCAATGAGTAATTATTATTACCACTCATTTCATTTGGTGCTTTGAGTGCTGCATAGTTATCAGCACCACCAATAGCTTCAAAAAATCTAAGTTCGTTTTGAGATCCTGTTAATTGCACTACGCCTGTCGCTGTTAATGTACCACCAACTTTTAAAGTTTTGCCAGAGCCAACTTGTAGGCCCACAGATGTTCCTGTACCAGCAGCGTTAAAGATACCATCCAGGGTATCTGTGTTTGTATTAAGATAGCCACCCCATTGGTTAGTATCACCACCAACAGTTGGTTTAGTTAGGTTTAAATTTGTTGAGTATGTTGGCATATTTATTTCCTTTTGTTATTCATAAAATTATACATTATTTTCTGTTGTTTTTAGTGGTTCGACAATAACCTTACCGTTATCGTCAGTTAAGACTGAATCGTGTATTTCTTTATCTTGTCTTTCACCTATGACCAACCAAGATACTTCAGCATTTGAATCTGGGTTTTGACAATCAATAATAAGTTGTGAACCCATAACTTTAGCTCTAACAAGATCCCAAGTGTCTGCATTATTAACAAAGGCTTGTATATCTCTATTTAAGGCTAAGAATGTGCCTGGTGTCATACCAAACCATTCATCAAGGTCTATAGTAGCTTTACCATTGTTTAGTTCAATTACACCCCTATAAAGGTTATCAGCTTGAGGGCCTTCAACAAATGAGTGTACTAAG